TGATTTATCTATACCAAGAACAAATCTTTTATATGTTGATATATCATTATATCTATTCTTTAGCTGTTTTATCATAATCTGGCCCATCTTCTCGAGCTCTTCAGATGATACAAGCGCAAACATTAGATAGGCGGTTGCGGGTAATCCAAAAGATTCAGACGTATATTGAAGCCCAGGGTCTGAGCTAGAAAAACCTGAACGCGTCGTTTGCGTTGCAGAGACGACCGGTACGTTGAACTCGACCGCAAGGCCACGTAGTTCTTCAGCAATTGCTTTGATGTAAGTGTATGAATTGATAGATCCTCCCATCGTTTTCATACGAGCCGATGAACATATATTGAGATAATCAATAAAGATTACATCTGGTTCAAAGTCTCGTTTGAGTTTTAGTTCATTGAGTAATGCACGAAAGTGATTTACGTTGGCTGCACCAGTCGGATATTCTTTTACTATTAGTTTACCACACGTTTTCTTTGTAAGACTATGTACCTTTTCAGTGAACATATTCTTAGATAGATTTTCAAGTTGATCGATTGGTGTGTTGAGCAGATTGGCATCAATACGTTCAGCAATCTTTTCTTCGCTCATCTCCATTGTAACATAGAGGACATTCTTACCTTGAGTCAGATGACTACCAGCAACATGACACATAAACAATGATTTACCTACGCCTGTACCAGCAAGAGCAATGTTCAATGTTTTCTTAGGCAGACCACCTTTTGTAATCTTGTTTAGATAATCAAGATCAAATGGTATTTTATCTTCGACTGTATGATAATATTCATATCGTTTCTCAACATCTTCGATATAGTCATGACCTACGTTCGTATCAAATGTAACACCAAGTGCTTTGGTTAAGATATCAGGTAATGCATTTTTAGTAAGAGTGGTATGTTTACCATCGATAATAGTAATAGACTCCATAACAGCATTATAAAGAGCACGATCCTGACACCATTTTTCGGTTGTATCATACAGCCATTGCTCATCCACTTTCTCAACTCTGAATATTTCTGGTAATATCTCAATAGCATGTCTATATTGTTCCTCGTTAAAATCGCCGTCATCGATTTCTATTTTAAATGATTCAAGAGTAGGAAGTCTATTGTACTTGCCAACAAACTCCCAAACTTCTTTGAATAATGATTTGTATACGCCTTCAAAGTATTCTGATTTTACAAACGGCATGACTTTACGCATATAGCCTTCGTCAACCAATAAGTTACGAAGTATGGTTTGTTCTAGATTTATATTCATGATGTTATTGTATCACTTTTTTATTAGATTGTAAACTCTCATTTGCTAAAACAGCAGATAAAATATCAGCAACTTCTTCTTGAAAAACAGGATCATCACGCGATACATCATCGTTTGGTGCTTCAATAATATGCATAGACCAGTTAATAGTGCCAGTCTTTATGTCAGGTGCAAGAACACCAAACTGTATAACTGTCTCTACAAAATCGCCTTTCAATATCCTTACATTCCAACGATCATCTACGATACATGGGACTAGTTCATAGTCTATGTTTTCCTTCATTCGATATCCAGTTCTACTAGAGCTTTATGTCCAATTGTATATTGCTTCTTAATAAACTCTTTGAAGTCTGTATTATCAAATATAGGCTGCCAGAACTCTTCGGTCAATGTTTCTTTCTCACGAACTTTAGACTCTTCACCTGCACGTTGATACCAACCATTAGAAGGTTTAACTACGTATCCACCTGCCATTGCAACTTCTAATAAGCCACTATTCTTTTCTACGCCACCTTCCCATGTTACAGTAATAGGGATTTTAGACTTCTCTTTTACATAACGTGACTTTTCAATATTGATAACAAAATCATAACCAGTTACTTCTGTACCTGTTTTCTTTTGTCTACGACCAAGGATCCATATATTATCTGCACTATAGTAAATGCCAGTACCACCTGAAACAATCGCCTTTGGAAACAATCCAATCTCTTGATAGGTATGGTTAACAGCAAGTAATGGAACATTCTTCATATTCAAATATGGTGTTGCCATACGGAATAAACCTTTGAGTGCTTTTGCACGAGACATATCAGCTACTGATTTCTCGTTCATTGTATCTTCCATCTCTTTTTTAGATGCAAGGTTACCAATAGAATCGATTACAACAATAACATTATCTTTACGATCCATACCTTCAAGCTGACCAATCAGATCAAACTTGAGTTCTTCTACATTTGTAATAGGTGTATGCAGCACTCTTGACGTATCAATATCGAACTGATCAAAGTATGCCTGAGGTGAACCAAACTCAGAATCATAAAATAGCATTACAGCATCTTTATGTTTCTTGAGATATGCACCTGCCATCATCAAAGCAAACATTGTTTTGAAGTGTTTGCTGGGCCCTGCAAGTACAATGAGGCCTGACGATAAACCACCATCGACTGAACCAGATAATGCTACGTTTACCATTGGCACATCGGTTGGTGTTTGATCTTTTTCGTTAAAGAACTTAGACTCTGATAATACCTCGGTATGTTTGAGCTTTGAGTTCTGCTTTAGTTTGTCCATTATTGACATACATTTCTCCTTTTGTTACATTCATTATATCACGATAGTTTATAAATGTAAACACTTAATTTATTTTATAAAAAGATTTGTACCAATCGATAAACTCTTTCACTCCTTCAACTACACTCGTTTTTGGATCGTATCCAGTACGATTTACAAGTTTAGATATATCAGCCCACGTTTCTTTTGAATCAGCTGGATGCATAGGTAAGAAGTTCTTTTCAGCTGATCTACCTAGATTTTCTTCAATCTCAGTTATGAACTCCATTAGGCCGACTTGTTTACCATAGCCTATATTGTATATCTCATCGCCTTCAGGTATCTCTTCTAGTAGACCAAAGATGCCTTGTACGATATCATCAACATACGTAAAGTCTCTCTTCATATCACCATAGTTATATATGTCTATTGCTTCTTTTTTTACGATCTTATTTGCAAAGGTAAACAGTGCCATATCAGGTCTACCCCACGGTCCATAGACCGTAAAGAATCTCAGTCCAACTGTATTCTTTATCTTAGATATCTTGAACTGATGTTCGTTAGATTGTTTAGTGTAAGCATAGGGTGATAACATGTCACCAAGTCGCTCCTGCTCATTCCAGGGCCATATGTTGTTGTTAGCCATGACTGAACTGGTAGATGCATATAAAACTTTTTCTACTCCATACTTTTCACATACGTTAATAAGGTTTTGAGTTCCATATATGTTATTATTAATATACAGATTAGGGTTCTCAAGTGAGTTACGAATACCAGCATATGCAGCAAGGTGAATCACTACATCAGGTTTTTCTTTACTGAATGTATGATCTAAATCACTATTACTTAATACATTGCCATAATATGATCTGACTTTATATTCATCTTTTAAAATACGATTACGTGCAGTCTTAAGTGCTACGTCATAATAATGATTCATATTATCAATACCGGTTACGTCATGACCAAGTTCAGATAATTTCTTTGCAAGAGTGAATCCAATAAATCCATTGATTCCTGTTATATAATACTTCATTCGTATTCTACTTTCTGTTCTATTTCACGTGCATCCTTATCATAGTCAGCACGATATTCGTTGTTTACTTCTATTACTTTATCTAATATAGAGAATGTCTTTGCATACATAGAGAATGCAGATGTATCTTTTGGAAAGCAAGCTCCACCATATCCACGTTTACCGTCATACCCAGGCACCCGTGTGTGGGAGTGACCTATACGATTATCATTGCCAATAGCATTTACGATTGTATTCCAGTTCTGATCTGCGCTTTCTACAATGTCATAGAACTGATTGAACCATGCAACCTTTGATGCAAGGTAAGCATTGATACCATACTTTATAAAGCTGGCTTCTTCAGGTGTGCAATGAACAGTCGGACATGGAGTGCATATTGTATAGTCATGATAGAACTTTTCTAATGCTTTCGTAGCCGCTTCATCGCCACCGAAGATATGCATAGACGGATTGATAAAGTCTTCGTTTGCATTCTTTTCTGTTAGAAACTCAGGATTGTAGATAATATGATTACCGCGAAAACCAGATGTAAGTTTCTTAATATCTTTTGGTACAATAGTAGATTTGATGACAAGATAGCCAGTAGTTGTTTGTTTAAGGAAGTTCATAACTTCATATACAATGCTGCAATCTATTTTGCCTTTATCACCCATCGGTGTAGGCACGCTAACAAATGTAAACTGTGGATCAAAATTATTGAGTGCTTTTACAGTGTTATTATATAAAGGATCAATAATAAGTTTTTCTACTTTTGGATGTTGTATGCTATAATCAACAGCCTTTCCAACAAAGCCATGACCTACTATAGCTACTCTCATATGAACTCCCACTGTACGCCGCTCTCACGGAACATTTCTTTTGCCTTATTCCAAGACTCTTTCCATCGATCGGTTTGTTCTTGTTTTGGCATTACAACACGTTTGATACCAACCTGAATCACACCCTTTGCACAATCGCTGCAGCAAGGTAATCCATGGATATACAATGTAGAACCCTTGAGTGTTACTCCATTGGCACTCGCATTATATATAACATTCATCTCAGCATGGACAACTCTGGCAAGTTTCTTTTCACGATCCTTGAGTCTCTCGGTAGAGTCAATTACTCCACGTGGAAATCCGTTATATCCTTGTGATAAGACTTGGCCATTTTTGCCTATTGCAACAGATCCAATCTTAGTAGATGGATCTTTTGACCATGTACTAATATGTTTGGCGAGATCTAAATATCTTAGATCCCACTTTTGGCTTATGCCGCTAACATTTCTACCCATTTTTCTGATGATCCTAATTGACCTTGTTGATCTTTAATTGGATCAAATAATCTATTTAAACTATTAACACTTTTAGGTGCACACTTCCAAATCGCGTTTCGACTGAGATGAGGATACATAGGAGCAAAGATTGTTGCCAAATAGTTTGTATCATAGTATTCTCTGAGATTATCGAACACATGACGAGTGGCTGCATCCATTTCGTTTTTATAATCTTTTATAGAAGCAAACGTACCCCAATGACCAACGATCTGATATCCACGAGCTTCAAGTAATGAACCAAAGCCTTTGTATGTCATTTCATTGACATGATTCTTTGCAGCACCAGTCTTCTCGTCATAACATGGTGTAGAGAAATAACAGAACCCAGATGGTTTTACGACTTCAGCAATCTTATCTAGAATGCCTATCGCCTTTTCAGGTTCAACATGTTCTAATACTTCAAGACAAACACTTGTATTAAAGCTATCTGTTGGTATATCCATTGTTGTAAAGTCTGTTTCTGTAACAAGTTCAGGCTTAAACTTAGTATTCGCAAACATATCAGGCAATTCCATCTTATTCCATTCGATACCTAGATATCTTCGTGGAGCCATTCTGCCTGTCATGAGTGTTCTGGCCAATGGCATATCTTTACCACAACCTACATCAATCAGATCAGTTTCTTTAAACCTACCACTTACACCCAAGTCTTTTGCAATCTTAGTCCATCTAAGGCAATGTGCTATATAATCACGATGCAAGAACCCTCTTCGTTCTGCTTGCTCGACACTTAGATGTGTGCCGTCCATTTCTTTTCCTTTGGCATTAGCCATAATATTCTCCTAGTTCACTAAATTAAAATGTTTTTCATACACATGCAAATTCTGCACCTGCCAATATATATCACCGGTATTAAGCTCAGTATCTCGATCTATGTTTACTAAAGCACATACTTCGTTTTGCATCCATTGCTGCCACGCATAATCATTCTTATAACCATATACTACATCATTTGAACGCATTTGTACAACACTAATTAACTCGTCATCACGAATCATATATGATACAGCATTTGTACAGATGAAGTCTGACAGGCCATGGCAGTTACTATATTCAAGCCATATTGATGGTCGATTATATATCATACAAGCTCTACGACTGTCAGGATTGTGTGCAAGCTCATCTGCAACATGACCAAGCTGATCATGATATTTATCTGACATTGTAAGTAAACCATAGTTAGAATTGATCTCACCATGTTCTGATGCTGCATACTTCCATGCTGCAGGTGGTTCACCTTCTTTATTAATGTCATGAATATTAGTTGACATTGACTGATACCATTCGATCTCTTTGGCAATGTAATCTTCATTTGGAGTACCAAATATAGCTGGTTCATCAGCAATGAATGATGCACCTATTAGTTCAATAGTTTTAGCACCAGTCTTATCAATAATAAATCTTTCTTGACGTAGTTCATCTTTAAAATGCCTACGTATATCACGCACTCTCATTGTCATATTATTCATCCTTTACTCTCTTTCTCAAATCACTTGTACTGAATCGATGATCTCGCTTATTAAAGTATATTTCTATATCTCTTTTGCGACATATATCTCGTCCAGTAAATTCCTTATCTCTATATTCTTCACCAAGTATTCTTACGTTTATTTGATACATGTTCATTATATCACATAAATCAGCTTCTGTACAATAAATAATGACTTCATCGACATATTTTATTGCTGATAGTTGTGCTTGTCTTTCTACAATAGATTGAACTGGTGCATTCTTATTATCTCTGTCTACTGACGGATCTACTTGCAATGCACATATTAGGTGATCACAAACAGACTTAGCTTCGCGCAACATAGCCACATGGCCAGCGTGAAGTAAATCAAATGTAGATGCTGTTAAACCTATTCTCAATGATTTCTCTTTCCTTCAAATACACACAAGAAATGCAAAGCAAATTCAGGGTGTGGATTTCTAACTTGATGATGTACTTTCGCTTTAATAGTAAATACATCTCCTTCTTTTGCAAGAAATTCTTTGCCATCCAA